CGCTTAAACTTATTCCATAATCTGCAGAATCATTTGCACCGCCATTAAACTGAAAGTATAAAGTCCCCTCCGTCTGCCCAATCAACGAACTAATGCCCGTTTTATAAGCCGCATCCGCTACCCTTGTAACCGCAGCCGAAGTTGTGGGGATATAGGAGGTTGCGTAGGAACCTGCTTCCAATTGTGCGCCGTAAAAATAAACACCATTTGTGCCACTTGCCGTTGCATATGGGCTACCCTTTGCGTCGCAAACACCAAACCCAGAACCCGCAGACAAAGCAATATTGCTACCCAAAGTTAATGTACATCTATACCACCCATTCCCCATTGCGGTCATTGTTCCCGTTGGGGTTGATAAACTACCCGCAGTTGTTGACATTGTGCCATTGCTTAAATCATAGTAAACTAATCCATAGTTTGATGAACCCTCGATGTACAACCAAATTACATTTTTATTTTGTGCCTTTGCGTATACTGATAAAGTGTAAATGTTACTGCTTAACGAAAATAATTGAAAAACATATTTATAGTTACCCGATGACGATGGATAAATTAAATCTGCGTTTTGTGTGCCATCGGGCGAAGTTGTTGCATTTGTAGAAATAGACACACCCCCTTTTGTCCAAACCGCGTTATCCAACTGCTCACTATACAAAGCCGAATTAGTCCTCTGCGGCTCCAATAACAAACTCGGACACCCTCCCTCATAAGTCAAACGGGGAACATTTTGTCTGTCTGTGGTGGGGAAGTAGGGCTTTGCGGTTGAGCCTGTGTTTAGTTGTGCATCTTGGATGTATGCACTATTACCAGAGCCCCCAGCACTATTGTTGGCGGATGTTGTATAAATACGAACAACTGTGATTGATTGATTGAAAACCACACTACACCGATACCATCCATTACCAACAGAATCAATTTGTGTTGTGATTACATTATAACTTGAACCAACAACACCATTTTGTAAATCAAAATAAGCATCTGCATTTGCACCAGTATAATCTGAACGCAATCGAATCCAATTGGAATTGGCTGCTTTGGCATATACGCTAAAAGTTTGAACTCCACTTTTTGAAACAGATTGGTCTACACGACCATTTGCACCTGTTGACTGAATTAACCAAGCATCGGAAGAATTATCATAACCGCTTTGGCCACTTGTTAAAGTTGAGTTTACTAAACTCCATGGACTTGTGCTAAAAGTATTGGACTGCTCTAACAAATTCCAAGGCACATTTTCCACCAACCCCGCAGAATTTACCCTCGTGCCGTCACTTGCACGGGTGAAAGTCAAATCGCCCGAACCATCGGTTGGTTTGACGGAATAAACGACATCCTCTTTGTATCCGCTTGGTACTACGACCAAGGAAGCCTGACTCAATAAACTCATAAACTATTCATTTTGTAAATGGCACAAGAGAAAGCCTCAATGAAGCCTCCATCAGCGTCTACTCTATCTCGGTAAGTATAAAACAAAGAGAAAGCCAAGCCTCCCTTCATCTTAGGTCTTACCCCAATGCCAACTCCTATCATCGCTTGTAGGCAATAATGCTCCCAGAGGTCAAGGTGATAGAAGAGATGTAATCCTCAGCAGGGACAGAGATATAAGCCCCAGAACGCAAAGTCACACCACTCAATCCCAAGGAAGTCATCAGGGATGCACCATCTTTGTCCAAGATAGCAGAAACAACCGCATCATCGTTGACAATGAATCCTCGGAATGAACCGGTGTTGGCAGAGGTGTTTGAGATTACTTTGCAGCCAGAGTATCCTGCGCTGAAACTATTTGATGAAGTACTCATATTTCGTAGATTTTTTCTGTTAGGGTAGGAGTGTATTCAGTTGGGTTTGAATAAACGATGTTGACTTTCAAGATGCCTTGCTCAACCAATTCATTTGCCAAGTCCGGATTCGTGTTGGTTGGAGAGGTTTGAGCATAGACCTTGTACTCATATTCGCCACCATCAAGAGTGAAAGTTGTTCCCTCGGTGACGGAGAATTTGTTGTATCGGTCAGTATAGGCAGAAGTATCGGTCAGAATCTTGTTCGTGACGGAATAAGTCAAGCGATTGGTGAACGAAAACAAAAAGTACACGGGAGAGATGGTCACCTTTTCCGTCAAGGTGAGGATCCAATCTTTGCTCTCGGCTTTGTCTATCTGCAACATCAATAAGAAATAGCAAAATCAAAAAAGTGGCAAAAAAGAAAGGGGAAGCCGAAGCCTCCCCAATCCACACACATATGAAAACCAGATTTAGATGCCCAATGAAGTGGCAACCGAACCTTGCACTTTGTAGGGTGCTTGAGCCTCAATGGCAGACAAAGTCACTTCATAGCCGACAGAATCGCCCATTGCAGTTCCCGTGTTTGCAACCATAGAAGTCACATCAGCACCATACTCGTAACCGCACAACCAGTATTCATCGTTATTGTCTTTGACAATGCAGAAAACACGAGCAGCAGCCAAGAGTTTCAATTCGTTTCGCTTAGTGGTAGACAATCTACGCAACTTGAAAGCGACATCGGCTTGATTGAAGGAAGTTCCATTCTCTGTGCTTACATTGGTAGTGATCACCATTGAGCCAGTCCCTTTGGGAAGCTCGTAGGTGTAAACAGAACCAGAGGCAACAGTTGTAGCGGTTACTTCACCACCACCTACTGAAAACCCAGTTGAAGCCCAGTTGATTAAATGGATAGATTTAATGCCACCAACGGCATCCTTACAATCAAGCGTAAATCCTTGTGTTAATGAACAAGCCATAATCTATCCCTCCTTCAATTACAATACGAAACGAACGATTTGGTCAGGGAAAGCAATCTGAACACCATACTTGCAAGTCATACGGAAGCGAACTTCATCGTTGTCTTGAGAGTACCAGTATTTCAATTCCTCTTCCTCGTTAGCCAAGTCAGTTCCAACAAAGAAGTTGCTCAAGCGACCAGCATACATTTTGTTAGTTCCGTTCAAGCCACCAGTACCAATCATCTTCAAGTTTGTTCCTGGAATCATCATCTCCAAACCTTCAGCATCAACTGCGTAGTGGAACAAGTTAGAATTGCGAAGAGCAGTAGTGTACTTCTTGAAAGTATCAATACCAACCCACAAAACCAAGTCATCAGCAGTAGCGATGTCGGCAGGAATTACATTGTAGATATCATCAACCAAAGCCTCAACATTTGAAACGGTGATGGCAGTAGCACTTGAAGTGTTACCAGCAACAGTTGAAGCAGAAACTGCGTCAATGATCTTGTTGAAACCATCAAACTTGTTGGTGTTGGGGTTAGTGTTAGAAGTAGCAGTATCACCCTGCCACATAGCAACTTCCAATTGCTTGGCAATTACAGAAGCCTTGCTCTCGCTGATTTGCTGCTCAAAAGGAACGGCAGTAGGAGAACCGGCAGCGATTTGGGTTTGCATCCACTTTGCTTCCAAAGTTTTGGGACACAAGGTCTCTTCAACTTTGATCTTACCAACGGTGATAGTACGCTGAGAGAAAGTGGTGTTTCCGCTTGAAGTGTAACCGCAGCCATCGGCTTGGAAGTACACATCAGAAGACAAGATGTTCAAAGCCTCAGCGGACTTCACACCTACTTGAACTTGACCAGCAGCCTGAAGAACAGAAGCGGTCTTGCTACCGAACAAACTTTTTACAAGGATGTCGGTGTTTTGCTCGTTGACATAATTAGTCAACCCAGTAACATTGAATGCCATAGTTGTATTTTATTTTTTAAGTGATTGTGCAATTTTTACGATGTTAGCCATTTGAGCATCTTTCTTGCTCATTTTGACTTCTTCTTTCTTTACGGGTTCAGCAGAAGGCAGTTCAGCGATAGCCTCTACCAAATCAACGGCCTTCATAACGGCCTCAGATTGAGCGGAGAACTTCTCACCATACTTTTCAACCTTAGAGTTCAAATCAGCGATGGCTGCTTTCAATTCAGCAACTGCGATTTCAAAGGCTTCCATTGTGGCAAATTCTTTGGCCTCAACTTCAACTTCAACCTCAGCAGCCGGTTCTACAATCTCAGTCACCAAACCGCCCTCGGTAGTGACCAACATTCCACCTTCAACTTCGTGAGTAGCATCGGGAGCAGGAACAAGACCTTCGTTTGTAACAACAAAGATGGCAACACCTACTGCCAATTCACCTTCCCATTGGATTTCTGTGCCGTCAACGAGCATAGCGGATGCCATCTCAATCTCGGCTTTCGGTTCTTCGCTGAATCCCAGCAAAGTCCGAATCTCTTGAATTACTTCTTTTGAGTTCATACTATATATAGTTAGTTTTTTTGTTTTTTTGGCTTAGTTTTTTCCATCCCACTTGGATGCAATCTCTTTCAGTTTGCGGAACAAAGTGTCCTCAACCTTCTGCTGCTGACTCATATCAAAGTCAAAAATTCCTTCAACGGAGAACCCACGGAACTCACCGTTCTTGACTCGCTCCCAAATTTGGTCATCATTCACCAAGTAGGAAACAAACCAAGACCCATCTGCTACCTCTTCGTAGCCCTTTGGAGGCATTATTCCTCTTTCTCTGTCTACCAAGTATGACTCAAACAAAGAAAGCCCGTGAGAAGGCACATCGTGATGAATGTTGACTGAATCGTATTTGTCCTGTTTTGCCCATTTCTTAGCAATCTCAAAGATTGTCTCCTTG